ATTTAACAGCCTGGAAGTCCTAAACACGTAGGTCCTGCAATGGCTGAAAAAACCGAATGACAACATCCAAACGGGTTTTGGAACACTGGATAAGCTGACCGGCGGACTTGTACGAAGCGGCGTAACAGTGATTGCTGCCCGGCCTGGCAAAGGCAAATCTACACTGGCTCTGCAAATGGCGGCGCAGATATCGCAAACCTGCCTGACGCTGTACCAGTCAATGGAAATGAGCCGGGAACAGCTTTACACAGCAATCTTTTCCCGATGGGAACAGATCGACAGCATCCGCATCACAAATCATGCGCTGACCGAAGAGGAAGAAAGCAAGATTGCAGAGGATGCAGAAATCCTGAAAAGGCGGTACAAGCTGATTCTGGATGATTCCAGCCTGACCAGCCTTGCAGACGTTGAACTGACCATCAAGGAGCGAAAACCGGAAGTGGTTGTCATTGACCATCTGGGACTTGTGGCACCACCGAACGCCAAAGAAAAGCGCAATGACGAATTAGCGGCCCTTACACGGGGATTAAAGCAGCTGGCAATGAAATATCATATCTGCATCATTGAGATTGTACAGGCCGCGAGAGCCGCCGACACGGGACTTATCAAGATGTCCGACATGTTCGGCTCCGCCACCATTGAACACGATGCAGACATGATTCTTGCCATTAACCCGGAACACTACACCAAATTGCGAGAACAGCGGGAAGAAGAACCGCCAAGCGAAAGCGATACCGTGATTGAGATCGTCAAGAACAGGCACGGCGCTTGCGGACAGCTTGATTTTGCGTGGGTGAAGCCGTTCCATCTATTTTGTGAGGTGACAAACATTGACTAACCGAGAAATGTACATGCAGCTTGCACAGACTTGCACAGAAAAAACGATTGAACTTGACCGGGAAATGGAAAAATACAGCGAGAAGTTGATAAAGTGCGCTTATGACGCAGCACAATGGAAGCTGAAAGCAGCGGAATTCCGGGCAAAGGCACGGGAGGAAGGCATGTGATCTACAAGTACACCATCCCGCTGCCGCCGGTCACGAAAAAGAACTCACAGCGCATTTTGGTGAACCGAAAAACGGGAATGCCGTTCATAGCCCCTAGCAGCGCCTATAAGCGCTACGAACAGCAAGCCATAACTTTTCTTGCCCCAAAGCCGAAAACCCCACTGGCGGGGCGCTATCACGTTGCTGCGGTGTTCTACATGCCAACCCGCCGCCGCGTGGACTTAACGAACCTACTCGAAGCCGCCCATGACACGCTGGTAGCCGCAAAAATCCTTGCAGACGATAACAACACCATCATTGCCAGCGTGGACGGCTCCCGTGTGCTCTACGACAAAGAAAATCCAAGAACGGAAATTGTTATACAGGAGTTGAATGAACCATGAAAACCGTTCAACATATGCCTCCTAAAATTCTTATTGCCTGCGAAGAATCGCAGACCGTTTGCAAGGCATTCAGGGAAAGAGGATTTGAAGCATACAGCTGCGATATTCAGGAACCGTCCGGCGGACACCCGGAATGGCACATCTTGGGCGATGCCCTGAAAGCTATTGAGGGGGGGCAAGTCGTAACAATGGACGGCAAAACGCACGAAATAGGAAAATGGGATTTGCTGATCGCTCACCCGCCTTGCACATATCTTAGCAATGTTGCAACGCGTAGTTTTTCTTTGCGGTGCACAGCACCAGAAAAGGTGGTTGCACGGTGGGTTGAGAGGGCAAAAGGCGCGGTATTTTTTATGCGATTTTTCGCAGCAAACGCGGAGCGAATAGCGATCGAAAATCCCATAGGATTTATGAACACGGCGTATCGAAAACCAGACCAAACGATTCACCCATATATGTTCGCAAAATCTACAGAAGATACAGAAAATTACGTTACAAAAGCAACATCGCTTTGGCTGGTTAATCTTCCAGTGCTACATGGAACAGGGCTTCCAAAGCCTGACAACGCAGTATTGTTTGGCAAGCTGCCGAGCGGAAAGGCGCGGACGTGGGAAGATACTATCAGCCGTTCGGGAAAAGTCAGAAGCAAAACTTTTCCTGGCATCGCTGAAGCAATGGCCGAACAATGGGGAAATTACATCAGGAACGGAGAATAAAAAATGACCGGAACACTATCCGCCCCATGCGAGCACTGCCCGGAACGCCACACGCTATGTCACAGCACTTGTGGAAAGTATTTGGCATACCGCGCCAAGATGGATGACATCAGCAAGCAGCGCATGCAGGCGCAGGTGTTGAACGAAGCGGATGTGCTCAGGGGAGACAAAATCCGGCGGGATGTGAGGAATCACGGCCTGCCGGGCCACAGGAGGAGATAACATGAAAGCCAAAATACAGCTTCCGGCTTGTTACAAGAAAGAAGCGGAAGCTTATATTGCAAAGCTTGAAGCTGAATCAATCGCAAGGGTGCATGAGGAAGTGATGAAAGAACGGCAGGATATTGCTTTGAGATCACTGTATTTATGCCTGCTGGCCTGCTACCAGGTGGGACTGAAGCCGTCCACGCTGGTTAAAATCCAGAATGCCATGAGCGGCCCCGTCACGGAAAAGTATTCCAGCTACCGCGTTGACCAGCTGGCCGACACATGGGCGCAGGTTACGCTGCAAAACATCGGGGTTGATGTGGCTGAAACGGGGGAACAATTATGAGCTTTGAAACGCCTGAAAGCATGGATAAATGTTGCAACACTTGCCGATGGAATGAACCGTTCAATGGTGTGTGCTACAACGCCGACAGCCCGCATTGCGCCGACTTTTGGGATGACGGATGCGATGAATGGGAAGGAAGGCCGAATGACTTTGTTCAATAAGTTGGCTGGTAAAGCATCCGCGCTGCTGAATGCAAGCGGTATTTGTTCTAATAACTGCATTGACGGCCATTGCAGCGGGTGCGGAGAATGCTGCGCTGATCTTCTCCCGCTCACGAAAGGCGAAATTAAACGGCTGCGAGATTATGCCAGAAAGCACCACTTGCAGGAAAATAAGCGCTCTTTTTTGGAAACAAAGGGCGGGCCGGATTTAAGCTGCCCATTTCGCAATGAGCACACAAAACAGTGCGATGTTTACTCTGTGCGGCCTTTGATTTGCAAAGAGTATATCTGTTCCAGGCTTTTGCAGAAGCCGATTGCTCAAACCGGTCTTACGAAAGAGAAGCGGGACATGAAAATTATGAAGAGACAAAAAACAAGGCGGACAACCCATGAGAAAAGCCGGATTTAAGCGTATGCGGGGCGTAAAAGAAAATTACGTTCAAGACCGCCTACGGCTGAAAAGGATATTCTGCACCAGCATTAAGCATGTGCGCTGGATGAAACGATATATCAACCGCGCACAGAGACATAAAGAGAAACGGGAGGATATGGATTATGACGACTGAAGAAATCAGCGAAATCTTGAAATTGCATAAAGCATGGATTAACGGAGAAAAGCACGGGAAAAGGGCCGACCTGTCCGGGGCCTACCTGTACAGTGCCGAGAATGTGCCATATACGCCTATGGCATGCCCGGATGAAGGAGAGTTTACCGGGTGGAAAAAATGCAAAAGTGATAGAATCGTAAAGCTAAAAATCCCAGAAGATGCAAGAAGAAGTAGCGCATCACGGAGAAAATGCCGTTGCGACAAAGCAGAAGTGATTGAAATTACATCAATTGATGGAAAAGAAAAATATACGGAAGCGGTATCTGATAGAGATGCTGATTTTGTGTACAAGGTTGGTGAAATGGTATCCGTTGACGATTTTTGCAAAAACCGCTGGGAAGAATGCGCAGCAGGAATCCACTTTTTCATGAACCGGAAAGAAGCGGTTGACTATTGGTTGTAAGGAGGAAATTGAAGTGAACAATAATTATTGCCCGATTCCGGGCGCAAGCCAGCCGAAAGAACAGCCCCAAACGATAGTGGAAAGAATCGGTGAGCCAGCATTTCTTGAACAGCTTGCAGAAGAGTGTTCAGAACTTGCGCAAGCAGCGTTGAAATCCGCGCGGAAGTATCGCGGTGAAAACCCAACGCCTAAAACAATTGACGAATGCTATGATGCTTTGCAGGAAGAAATTGCAGACGTGATGCTTTGCGTGAGCGAATATCTTGATTGTAAAGGGCCTGATTATCTTAATTGCGTCATGCTGACGAAACTCAAAAAGCATGAGCGCTGGGAACGGCGATTGAAGGAGGTAGGAAAATGAGCAAAGAACATGTGCGGCTGATTGATGCAAATGCACTTAAAAAGCGTGTTGTAAAGGTAATGTTTCGTGATTGTCCAGAAAGTGGCGAGTTTTACGCAGTTGGAACTGGTGACATTGATATTATGCCCACCATCGACCCAGAGTCCCTGCGACCTACGGCGCATTGGGAAAACGAGGAAGATTTCAACGGCGACCCCGTTGTTTGGTTCTGCTCCGCCTGTAAGGAAAGATTTTTTCTATATGATGGTACGCCAGAAGAAAACGATTATAAGTATTGCCCATATTGCGGTGCAAGGATGGTGAACACAAATGAATAATATGAGGTTTGATACCAAAAACAGCAAATGCGTTTCCGCCGAACGGATGACACCGGAAGAGCTGTGCCAGCTGCACCTCCTTACCATTGTGCGCCGCCCCCCCCCCCCCGCTTTGTCTCGGCCGGGGGGCACGATGGC